TGGAAAGAGAAGAATGGAGTGCCATGTTGACTTGGATCTGGAAGGTTTTGAAGACAAGGATATGGAGGGGAATCCTTCGGGGATTATGCTTCCTTATATTGTCACCATTGATCAAATGTCTGGAAAAGTGTTATCAATTTCTAGAAACTTTAGAGAGCAAGACCCACTAAAAAGAAAGAGACAATATTTTACTCATTACAAGTTTTTACCAGGTTTTGGGTTTTATGGCTTTGGTTTATTACACACAATCGGTGGTTTGTCTCGTGCAGCCACCTCAATATTGAGGCAATTAATAGATGCAGGTACTTTATCCAATCTTCCAGCAGGTTTCAAAGCGAGGGGTGTTCGTATTCGTAACGATGACGATCCTCTTAACCCTGGTGAGTTCAGAGACATCGATGTCCCAGGTGGAGATCTCAAAAATTCCATCATCCCACTGCCATACAAAGAGCCATCTGGCACATTAGCACAGCTTTTAGGAGTAGTTGTTGACTCTGGAAGGCGTTTTGCACAGGTTGCAGACGCAAAAATAGCAGATGTTAACTCACAAGCACCTGTTGGAACCACTGTTGCACTGATAGAACAGGGTTCAAAGATCATTTCTAGCATACATAAGCGTCTACATTACGCTCAGAAACAAGAATTTCGCATGTTAGCCGAAATTTTTAGTGAAAATCCAGTTCCATATCCATATTTTGTTGGAAATGTGCCTCCAGAGACCATGCAATCCGACTTTGATGGACGTATTGACATACTTCCAGTGTCAGATCCGAACATTTTCTCTATGGCACAGCGATTATCACTGGCTCAGACACAATTACAACTAGCTCAAGCCGCTCCACAGATGCATAATCTTCATGAAGCGTACAGAAGAATGTATGATGCACTTGATATTAAGAATATTGAGGGTATTTTACCTCCTCCGATGCAGCCACAGCCAATAGATCCAGCAACCGAGAACGGAAATGCACTAAAAGGTATGCCTATACAGGTATTTCAGCAACAAGATCATGAAGCACACGTTAGGGCACATATAGCATTTTTATCAACCCCAGCAGGTCAAGTAAATCCACAGACATTTATCTTGTTACAGGCACATACACAAGAGCATGTTGGTATGATGGCTAGAGATCAAGTCAATAAATTCTTTGAGGAGTCAATCAAAGCTGTACAACTAGCTGGTCAACCTGTTCCTCAATTAGATCCAAACGCTGTTGAGGCTGCTATAGCTCAACAAACTAGTGAGATATTAAAAGAAGTAATGCCTTCTCTACAGCCACAACAACAGACAGATCCGTTAGTTGAGATTAGAAAAAAAGAGCTTGAGAACGATACAGCTGAACTACAAAGAAAAGCTATGAATGATCAGATGAACTTCCAGATTGATCAAGCCAAGCTACAACAAGCTTATGAACTTGCCCAACAAAGACAGTCTCTACAAGAGAACATTGCTGATGATAGAAATGATGTAAACATTTACAGAATCAATATGGCATCAGCTAACAGGGGTAACAAAGCTAAATAACCTATGATATAATCTGGATATGGATCCAGTAACAATATCATTAGCTATGGGCGTAGCATCAAAAGCATTTGACGCAATCAAGAAAGGTTTTTCTGTAGGTCGAGACATTGAACAAATGTCTGGAGACATTGGACGCTGGATGGGTGCAGTAAGTGATGTAGACAATGCAGAAAAACAAGCAAAAAATCCTCCATTGTTTGGTAAAATTTTCAAAGCTGGATCTATTGAAGAAGCAGCTTTGTCTGCTTATGCAGCCAAGAAGAAACTTGAGGAACAAAGGTATGAACTCAAGATTTTTTTGAATATGACCTATGGCCCACGAGCCTACGATGATTTACTCAAGATGGAAGGTCAGATCAGAAAGCAAAGACAAGAAACAATCTACAAACAACAACAGATGAGAAGACAAATAGGTGAAGTAATTACTTGGCTATTAGTGGTTGGAATTGTTGGTGGGTTTGCAGTTTTAGTCGCATCCATTTGGATTAAAGAGGCACGAGCAGACGCTAAAATATACAATGCACCTAAAGATTACACATACAAGCAAAAAGTATGGCAAGGTAAAATCAAAGAAAAAAAGTACACGACATGTAGACTAAAGAAGAGAGTTACGTCAAAATACACGGATAAGAGGGCATGTATTTATGAGGGTGGTAATAAAACTTTTACAATGATGATTGAAACTTGGTGTCCTACCAAGTATAAATGTTTGTACGATCCTAATGGGAAAATGCCCGATATTGATCAGGTAATGGAGAGTTTAAGAAGTATAGGGAGAAAATAATGGACGGTAGTGTAATTTTAGACGCATGGAATGATTTATCCTATTTCGAGGGAATATTATTTACAATTTGGCTTTTTATCCTATATTATGGTAAGTGTTGGATAGATGAAAGGTTTAAAAAATGATAAGATGGATTTTTAATAAAATAATAAAAAACAGTAGAGTTGGTATTAGCTCTGCTAGAGAACTATCTAAACATAGACTTCATACAACAAAGTATGAAGACTTGTGTATGTAGGAGGACGGAGTGCTTCAAGCGTTAATAGGTCCAATAGCTAGTTTAGCTGGAACTTGGTTTGAAAACAAAGTCGAAAAGACAAAAGCAGAGGGACAAGCTAAAATTGCAGAGGCTCGTGCTCGTGCAACTGTTGCGGAAAAGGTTGCAGCAGGTGAGGTCGCATGGGAAGGTAAGATGGCAGATGCTACAGTGGATTCGTGGAAAGACGAGTTCGCCTTAGTTGTCTTATTGGCTCCCGCAATTCTTGTCTTCATACCTGGAATGAAAGATTATGTTAAAGAAGGATTTGATATATTGGCAACTTTGCCAGAGTGGTATCAGTACCTTTTATATATTGCAATTAGTGCAAGCTTTGGAATCAAGGGAGTTGGACAAGCTGCAAAGATGTTCAAGAAAAAATAAAGTTGCAAGACTTATTCAGACATTTAAGGATACACACGATGACTAAAAAAAATAAAGTAAAAAAAGTTATGAAAGGATTACAGAAAGCTAGTAAGACACATGCTCAACAAGCTAAAATATTAAAAAGTGTTTTGAAAAATGGCAAAAAGAAAAGATCCTAAAGTTGGAACTGGCAAGAAACCAAAAGGTTCTGGACGAAGGTTATACACGGATGAGAATCCAAAAGACACAGTCAGAATCAAGTTTGCTACAGAAGCAGATGCCAGAGCTACAGTTGCGAAAGTTAAAAGAATCAATAAACCATATGCGAGAAAGATACAGATACTTACAGTCGGTGAACAAAGAGCAAAGGTTATGAAGAAGAATAAAGTTGCAAGTATTTTTAAAAAAGGTAAAGAAGCAATAAGGAGATCACATGGCAAGGGTTAGGCAGTTTGCAAAAGACATGGGTATAACGTATAATCAAGCCAAGGGTTTAATCAACAAAGGTCGAAGTCGCAAAGACAGTGGATCAAAAATCTTGGAGAATGTAATGAAGAAACCAGTTTACGCCAAAGAGGGTAAGTTTACAAAAGCTAAAGTAAAGATAGAAAAGCTTTTAACAGAATCAGAAAAACCAAAACTTAAACCAAAAAATTTAGTTAAAAAGAAAAAGAAAACTAAGAAGAAAGATCCATTTAGAGCGGATACAACTGTGATTCTAGATGAAAAGTTTAGTAAAGAAGTAGCAAAAGCAAATCAAAAAGCTATGGAAGAGCTAAAAAAAGCAGACGGTGGTGCTTTTCCAGATCTAAGTGGTGATGGTAAAGTAACACAGAAAGACATTCTCATGGGAAGAGGTGTTATTAAGAAAAAACTAGGTGGCGTAGCTCGTGGTGGCAGAGCCGCTATTCAAGGAACTGGCTTTAGCGGAGTTTACTAGTGGCTGTAGACGATTTCGATGGTTTTGACGAAGCGTATAGTCCAGACGACTTTAGTCAAGCAGATATGGACTTTGCCACTGCTGTGGGTCAACAGACTGGTGGCTATGGTGATGATAACACAGCACAAGAGATAGCTAATTATCTCGCACAACCACAAACTGGAACCAGTCCTAGGTCTAATATAGTTGGATCTAGTACATACGATCCTACTTTCGCAGCAGCGTTAGATATTTCTAGAGGCTTAGATCCTACTGGTAATTTTCAAGGGACTGGTGGATTAGCAGTGCCATCTTATCTACGACCACAAATAGAGAGTGGAAGAGTAGATGCTAGAGGTGAGCCAATTAGATATTCTTCAGGATTTGAAAGATTTTTACAAGAAGATCTTACAGATGCGATTAGATCTACTCAAAAGACTATTGCTGGTATTCCTAGTCTTTATTCACTAGGAATAGATGCCATAAAAAGTGTTTTTGATGGTGCAAGTTTTTTAAACGATAGTAAAGCTGGTAAAACAGTTCAAGAACAAGCAGATGATCAGAAAAGAATAGAGATAGCTGATCTAGAAAAAAATAGATTAGATCCTTTACAAACAGACATGACTGATCCTAACTTTAAACCCTTAGATAAACTTGATGATAGACCTTCAGCACAAGATGCTTTGAATGCTATTTCTAATATGTTTGACAATAAAGGTATAGTTTCTCTTTCACAAGCAGATAATCTTAAAAACCAACAAATAGCGGCAGGAGAAAAAATAGGACAATCACTAGTTGATGCACCACCAAGAAAATCAGATGTATTTCCAATGAGTGGTGGATTTATATTATCTGGAATATCTTCTGATCCTACTCCTACAGTAAATCCAAGAGATAATCCAAGAGATCCTAATAATCCAGGAGGCACAATGTTAACATTTCCAGATCCAATAAATGATCCAGTAAAAGCACCACCTGGTTTTGTTGATATTGTTATGAGAGAGGGTAAATCACCTACGTTTGCAGGAACTGATATTTCAATTTTTGGTGGCAGAGATCCTTCAGCTAAATTATATTCACCATTAACTGAAGCTGAAGCACAGGCTCAAATTGATACAGGATTTTCCTTAGAACCTATTGATTTTCCATCCTCTTTAAGTCCTAGAGACTTTACGGCTAGTGGGGTTAGAGCAGGTGTCGATTTAACTCCAGCTGATTTTAGAGTTGAACAAAGTGGTCCAGAAAAAGTGATAAGAGTGCCTAAATCTTCTCTTCCTGCTTCAGCACAAGAACTAGCATCGTTAAGATCTGGTGAACTAGATTACGGAACATCATTTCCTTTACAAACTATATTAGATGCTAGGAGAGAAAAAAGATTCACTCAAAAAGAACTAGGTGACCTTCTAGCTGGTTTTAAAAGATAATGTATGTAACTGATTTTTTACACAAGTATAAAAAAGACTTGCAAACAAGAATTGACGACATAAGTATTTCCTTGACCAGTGGAAGTGCTTCTGATATTGGTCATTATAAAGCAATGGTAGGTGAGATACAGGGACTGACCTATGCGTTGGAACATATACAAACCCTGCTAAAAAAGGTGGATGATGAGTCTGATAGTACCTGAATACGTTCTAGCACAAAGGAACGCAAAGAAAAAAGCCGAAGAAGAAGCAAAAAAATTAAAACTAATTGAAAGAATACCACAACCCACAGGGTGGAGAATTTTAGTTATGCCTTACATGGGCAAAGAAAAAACTGAAGGTGGTGTTTATGTACCAGATCCCGTAAGAGAAAAAGAAGCACGAGCTACAGTTACAGCTTATGTAGCCAAAGTCGGGCCTTTAGCTTACAAGGATGTTGATAAATTTGGAGAAAATGGAGCTTGGTGTAAAGAAGGAGACTGGGTTTGTATTGGTCGTTACGCTGGTTCTAGATTCCAAATTGAAGGGGGAGAAGTTAGAATAATCAATGACGATGAAGTCATTGCAACCATTGTCGATCCAGACGACATCAAATCATACGGAGCCTAGTATGCAAGAAGAAATAAAAGAAGAAGAAAAAGAAGAAGAAAAAGAAGAAGAAAAAGTAGAAGAGGGTCAAGAAATAGAAATAGAGGAAGAGAAAACAGAAGATGAAAAACAAGAAGAAGCTGTTGTTGAATCTAAAGTTCCAGCCGAGGAGGAGAAACAAGAAGCTTCAGGTGCTGATGACCTGTCTGAATATTCAGACTCTGTCAAGAAACGTATTAGCAAACTTACGTCTAAGTTTCGAGAAGAAGAAAGACAAAGACAGGCAGCAATTGAATACGCTGAAGCTGTTAAAAAACAAAACGAAGAATTACAATCAAGATTAAGTAAGTTAGATACTACTTATGTTGGTGAGTTTGATTCAAGAGTTCAGTCACAAAGTATAGCCGCAAAAGAAGCTTACAGAAAAGCCGTTGAAGACAATGATGTTGATGCCATGTATGAGGCACAGCAGAATATTTCTAGAATAGCTTTGGAAGAGGCTAGACTAAATCAAATAAAACAACAGAGAGAAGAACAGGCTAAAGCACAGGAAGCAAATGCTACAGCACCAGCACCAGCACAACCATCTGCAACACCTCCACCTCCTCCAAAACCAGATCCTAAAGCTGAAGAGTGGGCACAAAAAAATACATGGTTTGGTCAAGATCAGACCATGACTTATGCAGCTTTTGGGTTACATAAACAATTAATTGAGGAAGAGGGGTTTGACGCAACGTCAGATGAATACTATACTGAGTTAGATAACAGGATTAGGACTGAGTTTCCACATAAGTTTCAAGAGACTCAGAAAAAATCCTCAGGTCCTAGAGTCGCCTCTGCTGGGACAACGGCTTCAAAGTCGTCATCACCAAAGGGACGCAGAACAGTCAAATTGACTCCATCGCAAATTGCGATAGCGAAACGGTTGAATGTTCCGCTTGAAGAATATGCTAAATATGTAAAGGAGTAAAAAATGGCTATAGATAGAACAACACGAGAAACTAAAAGTCGTGCAAATACTACAAGGAGAAAACCTTGGCAACCTCCAGCAAAGTTGGATGCACCTCCCCCTCCAGCAGGGTTTGAACATAGATGGATCAGAACTACCATTCGTGGTGAAGACGATAAATCAAATGTTTTTTCAAGAATGAGAGAGGGATGGGAACCAGTTAGGGCAGATGAATATGGTCCAGAAGCTGCAAAATATCCAGTGATAGAAGAAGGAAAAAACAAAGGAATTATTGGTGTCGGTGGTTTAATGTTGGCACGAATACCCACAGAAACGGTACAAGAGAGAACTGAATATTTTCGGGAACAGACCCGCAATCAAATGAAAGCCGTGGATGAAAACTTGATGAGGGAACAACATCCCTCGATGCCTATCAGTGTTGATAGGCAAAGTCGTGTAACTTTCGGTGGGAAAGAAAAACCCTCCGATTAATTTTAATGAAGCAATAAGGAGCTTAAAATGGCTAATGTAAACGTAAAGTTTGGACTAAAGCCGATTAGTGTTATTGGAGGTGGATCCAATGTTACTAATCAATATTTTATCAAGAGTGATGCTTCAGCGATTTTCCAAGGTTCTCCAGTTGAAGTCGAATTAACAGGCGGAACTGCGGCGATCATCACAAGTGCGAGTGGAGATACGAAACAACTCCTCGGTGTTTTTGCTGGTTGTGAATACGTTGATGCAACGACAGGTAAATTAACTTTTAGTAATCAGTGGGGCGGAGACGGCACTGCGAATACTAATTTTGATATAAAGTGTTTTATTTATGACAATCCGATGCAGAAATTCATCATTGCGTCAGACGCAACAAACACTGATAGAGCAACTGCTAAAGCAGATATCTTCAAGCAGGCAGCATTTGCAACAGCAACTGCTGGAAATACCACAACTGGTATTTCAAGTGCTATGATAGATATGGATACAGCTGTAGACTCGAATCCCTCACTTCCTCTAATGATAGTGGGTATTCATGAGGACGTAGAAAATGACGATCATTCTGCAGCAGGTGTCTCTTATATCGTTAAACTTAACAATCATGTGTTCGCCGCTTCTACTGGTGACGCTGATGCAGCTATCGGATAAGGAGATTTAACTATGGCAATTTCAAGAGCACAACTCGCCAAAGAATTGGAGCCTGGTTTAAACGCCCTCTTTGGTATGGAGTATAATAGGTATGAAGGTCAACATGCAGAAATCTTCGATACAGAGTCATCTGACCGAGCTTTCGAAGAAGAGGTAATGTTGAGTGGCTTCGGAGCTGCACCCACTAAGCAAGAAGGTAACGCAGTGACATTTGACGATGCAAACGAAGCATACACTTCAAGGTACAACCATGAAACTGTAGCAATGGCTTTCTCAATAACAGAAGAAGCAGTAGAGGATAACCTTTACGATAAGCTTTCTGCTCGTTATACAAGAGCACTTGCTAGATCAATGGCACACACAAAGCAAGTAAAAGCTGCAAACGTATTAAACAATGCGTTCACTGCTGGTGCAACTGCTGGTGGTGACGGTGTGGCATTATTAGCAACAGATCACCCATTAACAAATGGTGGAACTTTTGCTAACGAGCCTACAACTGCCGCTGACTTAAATGAAACATCTTTAGAAGATGCTTTGATTAAGATTGCAGGTTTTGTGGATGAGAGAGGATTAATTATCGCTCTAAGAGGAGTAAAATTAATTATTCCAAGACAATTACAATTTGTCGCAGAGAGATTGTTAAATTCCAATCTAAGACCAGGAACAGCAGATAACGATGCCAACGCAATGAGAAACATGGGAATGTTACCTCAAGGCTATGTCATCAATGATTATCTAACTGACACAGATGCATTTTTCATTAAGACAGATGCACCAAATGGTCTAAAGCATTTCGAAAGAATGCCAATGGCAACAGCTATGGATCCAGATTTCGATACAGGTAACATGAGATATAAAGCAAGAGAGAGATATTCTTTCGGCTTCTCAGATCCTCGTGCAGTATTTGGTTCACCAGGAGCGTAAGCTTAATTTTAATTTTAAAGAAAAGGGCAGTTACACACTGCCCTTTTTTGTGTATAATAAATTAAACCTTGACGAAGAATTAACTTCGACATTTGCCAAGACAAGGAGAATGACATGGCTAATACAACTTTTTCGGGTCCAGTCCGTTCCGAAAACAATTTTAAGTTAATAAGTAAAGATAGCACTACTGGCTTAATTTCAGATAGAACAAAAGTAGGTGGTATTAAAGATACTAGAAGATATTATTTAGAAGAGTATTTTGCACAAAGACCAATACTTAACGCAAATTTAGATCAAGCCTACACGGTTGAAGTGGCTAGAGCAGGTCAAAAGAACTTTGAAGTTTTAGGAACTAACATGACTTCTGCTTTAAGTACTTTTGCTACAACATCAGCAGGAATTTTATTGACAACTGCTGGAGCAGATCAAGATCAAGCGATCTTAGCACCTCATCTTGATAACGCAGGAACTGGTGACACAGACTCTATTTCAGCTTGGACAGGTGTTCAATGGGGAACAGAGAATCAAACTCACTGGGAGTGTTCAATAATGTTACCCGCTCTTGATAATCAAAAAACATGGGCAGGTTTAAAATTAACTAATGACCAGTTAGTAGCAACAGATGCTGACCAAGCATTTTTTAAATTTCAAACAGATGCAACCAACTCTGAAGCATTTACTGATTTTACAAAATGGCACTTTGTTCATAGTGTTGGTGGAACAGATTTCATAAGTCAGTTACCAGTAACAGTAGAAGCAAATGTTCCTTATCATTTTAAAATTGAAATTGATAGTAGCAGACAAGCAGCCATATTTGTTAATGGTATTCAGTACAATGTTACAAGTACTTCTGGTTCAACTGGTGGAACAGCAGTCACAGCTGGTACAACAAAGACAGGTGCTTTAACTGACGATGTTGACTTTATACCTTATATTGGTATTGAAGCAGGTGCTGCAGCAGCAGAAGCAGTAAATATTCACTATACTGCTATAAGCAGAACTATGTTTGAGTAATATTAATGTAAGGAGTTAAATATGGCGAGTGTATCAGATGTACGAGCACTAACAATAAGCGATGAAAATGCTGCAAGTACAACAAGAATAGCTGCCGCTGCACAACCAACTAGTACTTTTACTTTAGCTAATACCACACATGCAAGTGGTGCGGCAAGAAATGTCACAGTAACAACTGCTGGAACTGGAGATGGTTCAAAGACAGTAACAGTTGTTGGTACGGATGTTTTTGGTGATTCCTTGACAGAAGTTATCAATTCAACAGGTTCGGCAGAAACAGTAGCAGGTACAAAACTATTCTTGACAGTTGCTTCGGCTACTTGTTCGGCACAATACGCTGCAAACGTCTCTGTTGGTTCGGGTACTTTATGTGCTCAAGCTGTAGAGGGTGCTAATCGAGTTAGGATAAAAGGTTTTGCAGTGGTGTCTGGTGGCACAGCAGGAGACGTAGAGTTTATAAACGGAACTCCAGAAAGTGGCACAACATTGTTTAAGTCTAGAACAATAGGCACTGCAAACGACACTGTGGATAGAACAGTTCCATCTCAAGGTGTTTTATTTGATAGTGGAGCTTCTGTTAAGTATACAGTAGATGTAGCAGATAACATCACGGTGTTTTACGCATAGAGGGTTGAATGGCTAGAAAACCAGACAAACAACCACCTAAAACTAAAAAATATTTCCGCTCCACTAAGTCTGGAGCGGGGATGACTAAAGCTGGTGTTGCTAAATATCGCAGAGACAATCCTGGAAGTAAATTAAAAACAGCTGTTACTGGCAAAGTAAAACCTGGAAGTAAAGCTGCAAAAAGGCGTAAGTCATTTTGTGCAAGATCAGCAGGACAAATGAAAAAGTTTCCCAAAGCTGCAAAAAATCCTAATAGTCGTTTAAGACAAGCGAGGCGTAGATGGAAGTGTTAAAAGTCAGACAACTAGTCAATGGTGTTTCAGTAGTTCTAGTCGCAGGGTCTATTGTTTGGATAGTTACGACTCTTATAGAAGTTGATAAACGAACTGCCATTACAGAGATGAAAGTTTCTGAAAATCACAAAATGTTAAAACCTTTGTGGGAAGAATTTATTAGGAGTAAAACTAATGGTCATGTTGAGAGGCTCAATGAGCAAACAGATTTCAAAGTCCGTTTCAAGTGGAAATAAAAGGAAAAAAAGAAAAAGAAAAACAAGAAATAATAAGAGGAAGTCCAGTTAAATATTGTATTGAATGTGGACATAGAAAATGGTCTTGTAAATGTTACAGAGTATCAGGATTAGAGGAGTTAAAAAATGCCAAAAGACGCATGTTATCACAAAGTAAAAGCAAGGTATAAAGTTTTTCCTTCTGCGTATGCATCAGGAGCTATTGCAAAATGTCGAAAAGTTGGTGCTGCTAACTATGGTAAAAGCAAAAAGAAAAAAGATGGTGGTCTTATGGAAGCCATTAAAAATGTTAAAGATAAACAAGCAGTAATTAAAGCATCAAATGGTAAAGCATATAGAAAAAGAAAAACAAACAATCCTAAAATTGCAAGAGGTTGTGGTAGTGTTTTAAATGAAAGACGTAAAAAAACAAAGATTACATAATGGCTGTTAGAAAAACAAAAAAAGGACTAGCTTTAAAAAGATGGTTTAAGGAAGGCTGGAAAGATGTTAAAACAGGCAAGCCTTGTGGTCGTCAAAAAGGTGAGAAAAGGGGTACGCCTTATTGCCGTCCTACTAAGAGGATATCGAAGAAAACTCCGAAAACTGCTTCGGAGATGACTTCTGCTGAAAAACGTAGTAGGATAAGTCAAAAGAATCGGCTGGGACAACCAGCTGGTAAACCAAGAAGAGTTAAGGCATTGAGAAGGAAAAAGAAGTAATGGCAACTTCAAACTCAAGAGATTTTGATCTAGATGTAGGAGAACTCATAGAAGAGGCATATGAAAGATGTGGCTTAGAAATGAGAACTGGCTATGATGCTAAAACTGCTAGACGTTCTTTAAATCTTATGTTTGCCGACTGGGCAAACCGTGGTTTAAATTTATGGACTGTAACACAAGATACTAAATCCATAACATCTGGCACAGCAACTTATTCTTTTGATGCTACTCATGTTGATCTTTTGGAGGTTGTTTTAAGAAATAGTAGTAACACAGATTTCACATTGACTCAGATGAGTAGAAATGAATACCTAACTATTCCAAACAAGGGAGCTACGGGTCAACCAAGTCAATATTTTTTTGATAGACAAGTAACACCTACAATAACTTTGTGGTCTACACCAGACGCTTCTTATACTCTTGTTTATTATTATGTAAGACGTATTCAAGATGCAGACGCTTTAGTTAATACAACTGATGCACCTTTTAGGTTTTTACCGTGTGCAGTTGCAGGACTTGCTTATTATTTAGCGATGAAAAGAGCACCAGAGAGAATACAATTGTTAAAATCTGTTTATGAAGAAGAGTTCCAACGAGCAGCAGCCGAGGACGCTAACAGCACTCCTTTGAAATTAACCCCTAGTATGAGTTACTATACATATTGATATGGCTAGATTTGCAACAGGAAAAAAAGCATGGGGATACTCAGATCGATCAGGTTTTCGTTATCGTTTGCGAGACATGATAAAAGAATGGAATGGTCTGAAAGTCGGTAGAGATGAGTATGAAGAGAAACATCCACAGTTAGAGCCTAATCATCCTGGTCCAGATCCAACAGCATTATTTGAACCAAGACCAGATAGAAGAACTGAAGTGACCGTAGAGAATCTTCTTGGTTTAAATCCTTTTTTGTCTGGTACTTCTGGTAGTGCCATTATCACAGTTATAGAACCATCGCACGGTAGATCAACAAGTGATACTGTTAGATTTAGAGATACAGTTGG